AATCTAGCACATCTTTTCTATCAGTTCTGCCACCCAACTGAACATCAAAGTCTGAATTAAAATCAATATATCCCATAACATCTGACCAACAAACCAACAATAATGTCTTGACACTTGTTAAAGCAGATAAATTTCTTGCAGCTTGCACTTTATCTAAATTAACAAACATAGTCTGATATTTATTCATATTGAAAACACGACACTTAACTTCTACAAAAACAACTATTCTTTTTTTCTTGTAACAAGCAAAGTCAATCTTTTGTGTAAATGGTAGCTTCTGTTTCTCTAGTTTATGCATCCCACAAAATTCATCAATAACTGCATTTTCTCTAATTAAATCAGATTTACTTTCATATATTGGTCTATTCAAAATAAAACTCCTTGTACTGTTGGAATATGTCCGACCTCATAGTTTACATTGTCACCTTTTGGATATGGTTCGATATTATAATTTAATTTAGAAAGCATTTCTTTTTTTTGTTTTTTATCACCTAAAAAATAAATATATCTGTGTTTTTGTGGTCTATCTAACCTATGAAATTTATCTGGATTATTCTGCATTTCTTCTAAAGTATGTTGAGCAGTTAATGTCCTAGAATGTCTATTACTACCTCTTATTCTCCATTCAGTTCTTTTGGCAGATAAACCCGTATAAATAAAGTTTGTAGCTTGATAGATATACCCATTATGGTTCATTGATGTATCAGCATATGAAACAACTATTGATGGTTTAGGTAATAGCTTTAAAGAATTACCCACTAAAAAAGATGCCTGATTTTTCTTATTATTTAATAGACACAATCTATTTAATTCTAGCACTAAGTGTCTATGATCTTCACCACATACTCCAACACATAAAGCTGGTGATGCAGGCATTCCATAAGTTATTATGCCATCTAATTTCTTATCTACATATAAACCAAATGAATGCATTATTAATGGTATTCTTTTAGCATAATGGATTTTTAATAACCATTCTTCACATTCTTCATGTTTTATTGGCAAAACTTCCATTAGGATTTTTCCTTATTATTAACCAAATCACAAAAATCATCAAAATCAAGAACCACCATAGGTTTCTTTCTATCAGCACATATAACTAAAGCATCTCCCTCTTTAGCTAACCAATCATATAAAGTTTTAAACCCATCACCTCTTTTCTTTAATTCAAATGTCATAGTTTCACCATTAGGCATATCAGCTATTACATCACCTTTTAACCAACTTGCTCCAGACAAAGGAACTCGCCTTGATTTAATATCGTGGAACTCAAACTTGTGAACAATCTCACGTTCAAATCTTGCACCTTTATCTCTTTGCATTTTACCCATTAACCCAATCCCTCAATCCAACATCTGATTTACTAATTTCTTCAATCTTGATAATCATATTAACAGATGGTGTCCTTTGACCATTAATCCATCTGTTAACTGTTACATTGCTGACACATAAAGCATCAGCAAATTGTTTTTGTGAGATATGGTTCTCTGATAACCATTCTTTAAGTTTCATTATTTGTTTCCTTTATAAAATAACCATTAACAGTTCTTATGGCTTTCTTAACTTCTCTGTTTTCCCAATAAGAATATCTAGTGTCACCAATATCATTTACTACACCTTTTTTCATACACATTATATGTCTAGGAATACAAACTATAATATTATCCAGATGTGTAAGCTGATCTAATTTAGTTCTCTCTTTAGAACCAAACTTTACTAAAGAGATATATTTCCACCCATTATCTAATAAGTATTTATGATAAATTTCTTTATAAATACCATTTCTAGGTGATAAACCATTAGACCTACTTTTCATCTGCTTGGCTATTTTAGTTTTTTTAGTTTCACTATATAGCTTATTGCGAATAAAAAACTGATCGTAAATGGTCATATAGTCTTCATTAGTAGCTATAGCGATTGCCCTAGTAACACAATCACCAGTTTCACCTTTAAAATATTTTGATCTGCCACCATCATTAAATTTAAATTGTAATTCCATAATTATCTCCTATCCAAAAACTACTAATAAAAACATTGCAAATCCAAACATAACAAATAGAAATGCTAACTCTAAAATATAAACACCAAAGTTTTTTAAAAATTTAATCATTTTGTTTCTCCCTTTAATTATATTTGAAAATGTCCATAGTCACTTAATTCAAAAACATAAACACCATTGCCATAATCGTTTTGAAATTTAGACCAATCAAAAACTAGAAAATACTTATTTGACAAATGATCTAATAATACTTCGTATTTAACTTTAGTTGAGGTGTCGTATTTTTTTTGAATTATGGAAGCAACTCTTATAGCTTCTTTGATTGCTCTTGATTCTTGCTTGTAGAACTTCTTATGATAAAGATCAGATAGTTTTTCTTTTCCCCACCAATTCTGACAATGATTTAAGATTTTATTATAAGTTATTTGATTTTCCATTAGTTTGCTCCCTTATCTTGACAATGTTTCGTAGGCTTCCCAAGTCTCATATCTAACAGAGTTTTCTCCGTCATACATTGGACCTGCTAAATCATTAAATTTTGGCTTACCAACAAGTACTTCTTTAATAAAATAACCTGATGCAACACCATTTTGCTTCATACCTCTTTCTTCACAGTAAGTAACAAATTGTTCTTCGCTTTTAAATTTTATATATCCGTTAATATTAAACTGCATTTTGATCTCCTTGTTTCTCTTTAATAACTAGATATTACCACAATGGTTAATGGTGTCAAACAAAAAAATATCTTTTTTGTAAATTATTATTGATTTATTAAAATTAATGCTTAATATCTAAAATATGAGAAACGATAATGACATAGGTTTAGAATGGCTTAGCGTAGGTTTAGACCACCTAAGTCCATCACAGTTACTAACTAGCACTCCTAGTTGGATATTTAAATATTTGCATCTAGGCAAGGATCGCAGAAAGATTGTAGTAGGTGAGAATGCTGCACTAGGTTCAGCAGTTCATAATGCCATACAGAATGTATTATGTGGCATACCAACAATGGATGCTATTAGAGAAGCACAAATAGAATTTGATATGCATGATGCTAATGAAGACAATGCTAAACGTATTAAGTATCGTGGCATAATCCCACAAATGGTTCAAAATGGTGTTGATGTATTATTAGAGAATGGTTTCTTTGCAGCTATCCCGGAAGAAAAGATAACAACTAGATTTGATGATGTTAATGTAGATGTTATTGGATTTGTTGATTTGGTTGTTCCAAAAACAATATTTTGTGAGATGAAAACAAAAGCACCACGAAAAACACGCTTATTAAAAGATGGTTCGCAAGGTTGGTCAAAAGGTACTTTGCCTAAAGCACCAGAAAAGAACCACGTTATGCAATCAGCTATATATCAAAAGGCATTAAATATAACTCCATCAATATGTTATATAACAGAAGCTGAAGCAGTCTTATATACACCTTTTAACTGTGATGAATTAAAAGCAGAAAATTTAAATAAATGTTTAGATGAAATGCGACAAAAAGCATTAGTAAGACAGAATTTATTGAAGTTTAGTGATGATCCCAAAGTTCTAGCTTCAATAATTGATCCTGATTGGGATCACGTCTACCAATGGAAGTTGGAAGATGAATTTTTAGAAAAAGCAAAAAAATTATGGGAGTTTTAATAAATGAGGATAATATGTTAGAAAATCAAGAAAATAAAAAGAAATTATTAATTAGAGCCATAGGTCGATTTAGATCAGAAGCTAAAGTTGATAAATCTGGTAAAAATCCAATGTTTAAATCTGAATATAATACTCTTAATGATGTATTAAATGCATTAGATAATATTCAGCAATATGGTTTGGATTTTACCCAACACGTTCAATCAAATACTTTAGTCACTACTGTAATGCATTTAGAAAGTGGTGAGTGGTTTGATAGTGTTATGGATTTAAATACAGAAAAAGAAACATATCAGTCATATGGTTCATGCTTGTCATATTTAAGAAGATATGCTCTTATGACTATGTTTGGTCTTAGATCAACAGATGATGATGGAAACAGTTCACTTAGAGGTCGCAAAGTTTCTCCCCTTGTTTCTCATAACTCTGCGACTTCTGGGAACACTAGCAACTCCTCCTCAGTTAGTGTTCCCCCCCTATCTAAACTTAAAGAGGATTTATCCAAATGCACAACTGCTAAAGAAGTGAATGCATATTGGGTTGCTAACTATTCTGCAAAAAACAAAACAACTACAGATGCAGAACTTGAATTATTTACAAAAAGAAAACAGGAGTTAAATTAATGAATAATTGTAATTTTAGTGGCAGATTGCCTAGAGATGCTGAACTTAAAGAAGTTGGTCAATATAAAGTGTGTAATTTCTCTATAGCTTCAGATGTTGGTTATGGTGAAAATAAAAAAACTTTGTGGATTGATTGTGCCATTTGGGGAAAACAAGGTGAGTCATTAGTTCAATACTTATCTAAAGGTCAACAAGTGTTCATTAATGGAGAATTAAGCACCAGAGAGTACGATAAAGATGGTATGACTAAGACTTCTCTAACTGTTAGAGTTAAT